GTTTCTTGGTAAGTTGAATTGGAAAAACTTTGCCAGAGCAACCGCCGGAATAACAGCAATATCATTAGGAATTGGATATTGCATTGGTGGCAAGAGACTTACTACGATTGGCATAATAGGTACCGCCTATTTGGTTTTAAATAAATTAAGAAATACGAAAACTATTAACACTAGCAAATTAACACATATCACTGATTTTTGCTGTGGAGAATTAGCGGAGTATGAATCTATGAAACCAGGTACAGGTGATTTCTATGAAACCGTTGACGCAAAATGTGTACCACGAGAGTATCAAGTTGGCTTCTGTATTAAAGGAGTCAATTTATGGATACCACGTGGTTGTTCACATAATGAGAAGGTGGCTGTATGTGGTAGGCAATTATTAGAGCCTATTTCCACACCTAATGTTAGGAGAGCTGCTTGTGCTATCGCTTTGGTTGAGTTGAAAAAACGTTTCATTCTACCAAAGGCCCTTTTGTCCATGGCTGATGCCATGGAGCCATTTTTAGAACATTTCCCTGCAAAAAGGCGAGATGTTCTCCGGAAAGTTTTTGAATCAATACTTAGTAATGTCTGGAATCCAGAATCAATTTCTAAGGCTTTTGTTAAAATCGAAACTCTTGTTTTTAAGGAGTTTGGTAAACGACAGCCTAGGTTGATTTCTGGTAAGTCCGATGACTACTTGATTCGCACTGGTCCGGAATATTATATGTGGCAGAAACAGTGTTGTAAGTTAATGTGGAAGGACATCGCTGATGCTCTTCAACAACGTTACATATATACTGGGGGCATGTCTGGTGACGACATTGGTGCTATTGTTTCTTATTTTGAACTTTTGGGTTGGCATGTGGGAGAGGGTGACTACAGTAGGTATGACGGACATACGGAGATTGAATTAATTGAAGCTGAGATAGAGTTTTATTCGGATTTATTGTCCGAAGAAACTCTTTCACTTTTAAGTTTACAAAGAAACACGACAGGCAGAACGATTACCGGACATAGATTTAAATGTTCAGGTAAAGTTGCATCGGGGGTGATTAACACTTCATTTGGCAACACCATCCGAGGATTTATGATCGCGGCATATATGATGCGCGACTATCCTAAGGATTGGACGGTTATGCAATTAGGTGATGATAATGTATTCTTTTTCGAACCCGTGATGACTGTCCAACCAACTTCGGTAGTCCTGGAAGATTTGCAACGTCTTATGATAGGAAGAGCTGAAGAAATGGGACATAAATTGGAGTTGATCATTCGTGACTCTAGTGGATACGATTTCGTTCAGTATTGTTCAGCAAGATGTTGGGATACGGGTAATGGCCGTATCTTGGGCGGGAAGCCCGGCAGGTTTATATCAAAAACATTTGTCACAACTAAGAAGGTTGATGACATACGACAACACATGATTGGTATAGCAGTTGGGATGAAGAATTTTACCTGGGTGCCTGTAATGGGTCCCATCCTCGAGAGTTTAATTGGTGCTTGGGACGGCAAATCGTTGGTCGTCAAACCACATGAGTATCAGATTTCGCTTAATGAATGCATTGAAGTTGATAGGGACGTTATAGCCACACAATTTTATCGCATTTATGGTGTTGAATTAGATTATGTAGAAGATGAGCTAAGAAAAGTAGATTGGACAGTACCTGGTGTCCAACACGATGCAACACTTTTACGACATATCTGCGAAATCGATGGCGCCACTAATGATTTCGATGTTCATTGAGTGGTTTAATGAGTTTACGGATCTCACACAAACCGTTTTAATATGAGTTTGCCAGTACTCTAAACTGGCATATTGGTCGGCAATCACCATTAACGAGGCTTATTAGGATCAGCCACTCTGATCCCTTTGTGTTGTAAAAGACACATGCCGGATAAAACCGGCTTCTGGACATGGTTGTCCATTATAAAAACCTTGTTTGTACGAAACAATGAGTTGAAGAACAAGTACCCTTGATCTGAAGAGGATCACACTGGAATTGACGCGGTGTTAAAACAAAGAACCTGCCACTTAAAATGGCTCTATCACAGAGGACCAGCACTCCTCTGTGACTAATTACTATTATTGCTAAGAAAAACAAT